TATATCTTGAACTGTATTAATATTTTCTTTTATGAAGTCTACTGATTTTTTTATGAGGGCAATGCCAGTTAAGGTAGCTGTAACAATTTCCATTAAGCTACCTCACAAGTAAACCTATGAGTAAAACAATAGCAGTACCACTAGTACCAATCATTATATGTTCGATACGTTTTATTCTAAGGATAGTCTCTTTCCACCTCTCAGCACATACTGCCTCATGTGTGTCTATCTGTGCTTTTACTTCAGATGCTTTGACCATTACTGCTTAATTTCCGTTATAGTAATTCCAATAGACTTAGTAGTTGAATCACAATAAGCATCAGAAGATGGTGTGTTGACATGCTGATTTGTTCCATTGCTACTATACTGAACACCAAATCTAATCTGTAATTGTTTTGCAGAAGTTCCCCAACTGTCAAAAGAATGGTTAAAAGCTATAAAACTTGAATTAAGACCCCCTACCCAATTTGTATAACTAACTAATGAAGATGCTCTTGCAAATACAGAACTCCCATCTGTTACTAATGCAAAATGACCAGCACCAGTATTTGAATTTTCATGTGCAGATATAGTACTGGTTTGAAATAGGAGTTTTGAATTAGAAAACTTAGGTGTAAAAGAAGCACAAGTATGCCAGAGATTTCCAGAACTTGCAGTTAATGCAGAAGATTGACCTAGAAGTGTTACGTTACTTAATGTTGCTATTGTGAGTTCTGTATTAGTCTGTATCACACTCCCAACTGGAAGACGTTCAATGACACTTGCTGAGTTTAGTTTTGTTAATGGCATAAATTACTCCGTTGGCTTTGTTGGAAATGCAAAATCTTTGTCTGATAAACTAGAAAAAGTTTTTGTTAAATCTCGTAAATCTTGACGATACTTTTTTTGTGCATCTGTCATTGTTAAATCTGATGATGCCCACCAATCTGTTTCAGCTAATAATCTATTTCTTTCAGTTCTTAGTTTTGCTAAATCTCTATCAGCTTGTCCATCTGTCCATGCTTTTTCTTCAGCATCTCTTGCAGTTTCTTCTTTTGCTGTAAACTGTACTCTTGTACCACCTTGATTATGAAATCTAGCCATTATTTAACTCCATATAATTTAAAAGTACCAGACTGTATTGTGCCAGTTGTGAAGTAAAATTGTATTCTATCTATAGCTGTGACAAAACTTTCGTTTCCATAAATTCCATTATTCATTGCAAAGTTAGGAGTTAAATCAACACTAGAACCATAAAAATTAACTAGCTTTCTAAAAGTTGTGCCTGCAGGATTGTAAAGTGTATGTACTTGGTGCATACACTCATTATCTTCTGAACCTATAGATTCTGCTAAGTCAACAGTACCTGCAGTATCTGCACCTCTAATTGTACTACCACCATGTGTAACTTGGTCTCTTACATATTCATAACCAGTAGATATTATTGAACCACCAGTTCCCATTTTACAAGCAAAATGAGCACCATTATTAGAGGGGTGTACGTTTATTAAATGTATTTGATAAACTTTATAGGTAGACGTAAATAAACTAGAACTACCTACATCAACAGTAGAATCAGAAGATGCTGTTACTGTTTGTAATAATACTAATCCACCTGCATCTGCAAAAGATAACTGACCAACACCAGTTGTTCCAGAGCCAGTAATACTCGCCACTTTTAAAAATTTATCAGCAGTTACATTACCAGTTGGAAACTTTAATGTATAACTTTGATTTGCTGAATGTGCAGGGGATTGTAATTTAATTCCATGACTGTTTTGCTCACAATTTAATTGTAAAGCACCTGCCGTTGTATTATCGCCTTTAATTTGTAATCCTGCACTTGATGAAGTTGTTACAAAGTTTGTCTTAGCATTTGTTACTGTGCTATCGCTTGGTGTTCCTATATCTAAAACATTCCCTAAAACTAAAATAAAATCTATTGTATCGCTTGAAGATAAAGTGCCACTAGAGGGTAGAAAAGTTATTGTTGAACCAGATATAGAAAAAGATGTTAAAGGTGCTTGTAATACTCCATTAAGACTAACCATCATGTGTAATGCTGATTCTGGTACAAAAGCAACTGAATCACTTGTAAGGTTATATGTATTAGTGCTAGTACAACTTATTGCATCTAATTTAACGAAATTTCCCTGAGCAGGTGTTTTGCCTATATATGCCATATTCTAACCCTTTGGTTTCGTTGGAAATGCAAACCCATCATCTTTAATTGATTTGTAAGTCTTAGTTATATCTCTAAGTTTTTGACGATATGTTTTCCAATCTTGAGGTATAGTTAAACTTAATTCTAATGAATTTGTAACAATCCAATCGCTTTCTTGTAATAGATTATTTCTTAATTGCCTTAACATACTTAAATCAACATCTGACATTAGCCTTTAATCTCCATTAATGTTAAATTAGACGTGGCAGTTTGCCCCTCAAGACTGTTATAATTATACCCACCTCTATTCAAATAAAATGTGCCAGTATCGGTGCTTTTACTAGCATATCCTTTAATATTATATGTTACTTGCGAAGTCGTGGTTGGTGAATCTGTAAAGTGAAAAGGTATACAGTTTGAACCTGCATAAGTGCTTCCATCTCCTCTTGTGCTTGAATGCATTTCAGTATTGCTACTTCCAAAACTACTTTGGGTTGTATCTCCTTTTCCTATTTCTGTAGAACCATTAAAAAGTTTAGTGCCGTAATGCTCTACTGTACCACTCATGCTTGTTGACACTTGTAAAAAACCCATGATAAGAATTTTGCTATTTGTTGCAGATGGTGTAATGTTCGCAGTAAGGCAAACAATTTCATTTACACCAAATTTATGAGAAGCTGATTCAGTATGTGCATTTGAATGAGCAGTTATTGTTTGTAAAACACTTCCAGTTGGAAAATTACCAGTTATAGCACTAGCAGGAATCTTTGCCGAAGTTACTGCATTATCAGCAATCTTAGCAGTAGATATAATACCATCTGTTATATCTGATGATGTTAATGGTATTGATGTTGGTTGTACTCCGATAAATCCCATGTTTTCACCTATGTAATTTCTAATATACTTAATGTTGCATCAATTTTTGCTGTTACCGAGCAATCTATTTTGATTATATCTGTGGCTTGTACCACGACTTTTCCACCAGTAAGAAGTTCTAATGTCGAGCCAACTGGAATACTTACATCTTTTGCTAATAGAACTGTTTCATTTGTTTCTGTGTCGCTTGTATCTGAAACTAATTGTACATCTACTGTAACTGCTGTTGTGTGAATGTTACAAAGTAATAATCCAATAATAACTGTGGTAGTTGAATTGGGTGCTGTATAAAGTGTTAATGGTGTTCCTGCACTCGTAGGCATTGCTCCATTTGTTTTAACTTTAAAAGTATTTGCCATTTATAACTCCTATCCCAATGCAATCGCTAGTGGTAAAGCATTTGGGTCTGTTTCTGATATTGTACCAGTTACACTCATTTGACTGGTGATTGCATTACTGCTTATATTAATTTGAAATAATTCAACATTATCTGAACCATCATTTATTTTAACTTTTAAAACTCCACTTGTGGCATTATCAACCCACATTGTACCAGTAGCAACAGAACTGGGTGCTGAACTGCCAATGTGGGAAGTATTAAGGGCAGTTAAAATATTATTTAATTCTGTTCTAAAAGAACTAAAACCCTGATTTGCTAAACTTACATCTGATACTTGTGCCATAATTTTTTATATCCTTATTTTGTTAACTTTGCAACCCATAACCTTTCGCAATATAATCAAATGTTCGATCTACTGCACTATCACTTGAGTTTTTAAAAGCTATTGTAAAGCCATTTACTGTTTTTGAACTTATAGTAAAAAAATCTCCAGTTGCCATGTTTTGTGCTGAAATCCCTATAGCAGGTACTGCATAAAATGGGTTTGTATAAGTTATATTTTTACTCCCACTAGATGTTGCCACATCATTTTCGGAAAATGTTCTTTCTTCCATATTAAGTTTTACATCAATTTGCTTAACATTACTAGATGTTTGATTATCGTCATTTGTCAATTTTAATCTAAACTTTGCAAATTTAAATTTAAATGTTGCTGATTGTGATATATCTGAAAAGGTTGTGCAATCGTCTAATGATGTTATTGATGTTGCAATTTGCACTCTATGAAAAGCATGAAGCTGTTCTGTTCCGTCAAATGGTGCTTTAGCTGAATCAAATACTAATGCACCCCTGCCAGTATCAAATAAATCATATGGGTTTTCTGCATCTAGTGTAATTGTAGGCTCTACGTTACCATCATAAACTTGTGTTAACGATAAACTATTAGAAAAATTGTAAAACCCTTTTGTATCTCTATTTATATTTGTAAAATTAGGATTTGATGTTGCATCTGTTCCACCAAGTTCAAAATCTCCACTCGGACTATCAAAATCACCTATTGTATCATCAAAATCTGTTACAGTATCTAAAGTTAATACAGTATCACCAGTTGTATCAATTTTAACTGCTAATGGAAAACTTGTGTCCATTTGATTTAATGCAGTAAATATATTTGGTGTTTCACTAAAACTTGCGACTTGTTGATAAGCATGAATTCCAGATATGTTTGTAGATACAATGTTAGCTTCTGCTGAACTATTACCATTTTTATCAATAGCTTTTATTAAATAACTGCCAACTCTAGCAGGAACTACAGCATTATCACATTTTCTTCTAGGGCATCTAAGAAGATTTGTTGAATTAATCCAATTAGCACCACTTACAACATTTTGGTATCTTATTTCATAAAATGATATGTCTAAATCACTATTTGCTGTTGGGGGTGTCCAAGTAAGTTTTAAATGGTCTTGACCATGCAATTCAACAGCAAAATCTTCAACATCACTAGGGGGTTCAACACCACCCACAATAGCTTGGGTAACTGAAATAAAGGTGCTTTTTGAGCCTATTGTATTAACTGCCCTTACTCTTACTTGATAAGTTGCACCATCAATAACATTTAAATGCTGATATTCTAGTATTTTACCAACTGCTATTTCTCTAAAGGAATCTGAAACAGCATTACCATCTACATCTAAAGTTTGTTTTATTTGGACTTCATAATTATCAACAAATTTATCTGGTGATGCACCTATAGAAATAAGCAATCTGGTTATTACAATACCATCTGCATATTCTACTAATTCATCTGTTAATGTTATACTTGCAGGGGGTTGAACTGAAAATGGATTAGGTAAAGTTGTATTTGGAATAGTTGCAACTTCTTGTTGAGTTCCAAATGTATAAAAACTTTCTTGATGTTCTGATAATTGTAAACTAACTGTGTGGTCTGAATTAAGAGTTAAATTTTGTACCCTAAAAGGTTTTGCAGAAAAACTTGGTGTTGCATGAGTTATATTTACAATATCCCCAATAGATAAATCTAGTGCTGTGGCATCTGTCTTTAACGAAACATCTAAACTAGACCTAGACCTCCTTAAAATTATTTCTGCCATCTCTTGTGCTTGATATGGACTTGTAAACATAGAGAAGTCAAACCTACCCTCTAAAAGCAACCCACCATCTGCTGTTTTCATTGTTGAATGTTGGTCTGCACTAGCTATCCCAGTTTCATCTACTGGTGGAAATTGTGCTGTATCTGATTGATAACTTTTATCTGGATTAGTAAAATTAACAATAACTCTATTATATCTTGAATTTTTGCTTTTACTGGAAACTGATATGCCACCAATAATATTATCTTCTGTTAATGTAATTGATGCTGAACCAGTAGTTTCAACTAATATATTATATACACCAGATGAAAAGTTTAAATATGACCTTGAACCTCTCACAAATTCTTTTACGTTATCAATAGCTTTTCTTGAGGTATCAATAACAATATGACTATCCATTAGGTCTATTTGGCTTGCACCACTATAAGGGGTAATATTAGCATCACATACATCACTAGCAGTTTGCCAATCTGCAAAATTACTATCAAAATAACTATTGGCTATTCCCATTCCAAATCTATCGTTTCTTAAATAATCTAATAATTGCAATATAGGATTATCTGAATATGCCCATGTAGAACTTGTGTCTTTCCTATGGCTACCAGAGCCACCAGTAACAGTTCCATCTAAGTTAGGGTTATATACCTTTTTGCCTTGAACTATCGCTGTAACACTCGGTAATGAGCCAAACTTATCTTGATTCCACTCAAATCTAATAGCAAGATATGCCAAACCTCTTAATCTATGGTTACTTGTCCAAGAACTTAAAGTGGATAATAAACTTGATGCAGTTTGACTATCTGAACCAAAATGGGGTTCGCAGGTTATTAAACTTGCACCATCATAAAAATTAGCATCACCACTTCCAACTGTTATTTGTGTATTATCTGCAATATCCCCAGACCATGTAACTGTATTGTCGTTTATTTGTATTGAGGTAATATCATTTATTTCACCCTCACTTAATACAATAGCCATGTATAAATATTGATTATCTGTTCCAGATGTTTCTAAAAAAACTACATGACCACCAACTTTTCTTGTTCCATAAACAATAGGAATATGACCATTTGCAGTAAATTTATTAACTAAAACCCCTCTTGCTTGTTGTTCAGAATTTTGCTGTGAAAAATCTGGTATTTCTGGCATGGGTATTATCCACCCAATAACATCTTCAACAATACCAACAACACCATCAACTATATCTTCAACAACATTTACTATTTCTTCAAATGGATTACACATTAATTTAATCTCCAATTAGAGCCTAAATTTTTAAAACCAAGTTTTTGAAATACTGGGTCTATATGTAAGCCAGATGTTACCGATAAATACATGGGTAAACCTTTTGCGACTTTTTTAATTGAATCAACTAAAGCTGTAACTAATTTAAAATTTCTAAAACTTTTCTTAACATAAATTGTATGAATATGAATACATTCACTTTTACTAAACCAGTATTCTGTTTTGTGAAAAATAGTACAACCAATAACTTGGTCTAAATCCAAATCTTTTAATAAAATTACTTTGCCTTTTTGTAATATCGCATTAATAAAATTTTTTAGTTTAGGCTCGTCTACTTCTGGATAATCTAAATCAACTAAATCTTCATCTTTAAAATTTATCAATAAATCACAAATTGTTTGTAAATCTTTCTTTTCAGCTTGATATAAATGTATACTCATACCCTACCCCATTTAATATCTTTTACTGTGAGTGCAGAAAATTCCATACCTTTATCAGCACTAAAGAACCTTTTTTGGGAATTATCGGTGGTTGTCCTACCACTTGTTTTACTGAAATTTCCCCAATGTGATGTTATTGTTAGAATTAAATTTGCCCTCGTTGTATTATCGGTAATCTTATAATTGTTAATTGTACCATAAAACAATAAAAATGGGTCTGATATTAAAGCTAAATTTGTATCTAAAAACCCTCTATAAATATGAACGTCATCATTTATTATATTTTCATTAAGAACTATAGACACATATGTTTGGTCTACTGCTGATAAACTTATAGATAAACTATTTTTTGAGGGTTTATTTGTTTCACTAACCCCAGTTATACTTTGCAAATGACCATTAGATAAATAGGTTCTTGATGTTCCAGAAATATCAGATGTTATATCAAAACTTGCATTTGTTAAATATATTGGTGTTGCAAAACCAAAATCTATTAAAACAACTGGTTCTATATTTCCAGTAGCTAGTTCTGTTTTTACTGCACTTGTTAAACCTCTAGCCATTTACAAACTTTCTATTACATCAAACTCATAACTAAATAATAAGTTACCATCACCATCATTTTCGCTTGTTGCAAATTCTTGAACATCACTTGCTAGATGTACTGTAAATGGAACTGCATCATAAGTTACAGCACTATCATTTGCTAATGCTTCTCTTAAAGGTGGCTCTATTGTTACTGTTGAAGCATTACTAGATGATGTTGCATCTTCTACAACCATATAGACCTTAGAATGTGCGAACTTTATAAAATCACCTGCTTTTAATCTACCTGCACCATCACCTGCAAACCCATTAATAGCTATAGTTGTATCTGCGACTGC